CCCCGCTACGCTACCGTAGGGGGTGGGGGGCAAGGGGTCGCGTACCGTGCGCGGTGACGGGCGGGTGTCGCCTGGGCGCATGCTGGCGCGTATATGTACAGGCCGCTGGCTGCTGGGAGCTGGACACCCCTTGACCGGGCAGCCTTGTACAAAACCCATATGTTCGTCTGGTGGTTGGACGCCATGGATTGCAGGGTCTACAAGCCTTTGACCTGCTGGTTGGCTACCCATGTACCAGCCATGGTCAGATCGTGGCTTGTAGGCTGGTTTCCGTGGCTTGGCGAGGCATTGGTTCATCGGGCATCTGCCTGTAGTTGCCTGATCCCTGCCATCAGGGCAGTGCTGCTGGGCTCGATGCCCTCGGCGCGATAGAGCGGCATCAAGGTCTCAAGGCTTTGCTCGATTTGCGCGTGCGTTAAACCTTCTTCAACAAGTTGTTCAACTTCAAAGTTGTTTAAACCAATTAAAGACTTGTTTAAAAGACTTATCTTAATACTCTTCTTTATAGTTAAAGACGGGTTCAGCACAACCCCAGAGTTGTGAGGCTTACAACCGCTAGGTTGTTGATCAGGGTTTACCTGTATAGAGTTATCAACATGCTTATCAACATACTTGTTAACAGGTTTATCAACAACCTTTCTCTTTGACTGTGCCTTTCGCATGGCCTCTTTCACCTCTTTGACTGCCCTTGTGTCTGTTGGTTTTGTCATCACTTCGCTCCTTTTTGGTTGGTCTATGAATGCGTTTTTGATCATCTCTGCGAGCCTTCTTTGGCCCTCTGGGTCGTGCCTGTCTTCCTCCTCCTGTTGATCCATTTTCATTACTGGTGGCCTCGTGTCCTCAAACCTGCTGGTGATCGCAATGGCTGTCTCTGTGTCCACAGTCGAGTCGTAGATCACACGCAGAGTGTCTGTCCTTTCACGCATGTAGCCCTTCCTGATCGTCATCAGGTAGCCCCGTTTGCGCAGTTGCTGGAACTGCTTGGACAGCGCCTGCTGGCTGATCCCGAGGTCTTTGGCCAGCCTGGCCTGGCTCACCCAAGTGATCCCAGCCCGGTTGCAGTACGCGCAAAGGGCTGCCAGCGCTGTCAACGCGCCATGGGTCAGCTCCTTGTCAAAGATCGCCTTGAACGGCACTATGACCACCTTGCGCTGGTCTGGCAGCGGCTCCTGCTGCTTGATCCGCGGCGCCTTGGGGATGTTGAATGGGACTATGTTGTCAAGCATGGCGCTCATCTCTGGCCACCTGGTGCATGTAGTCGCGCACCCTCTGCTCGGCTCCAGCCCCGTAGAGCTTGTCCATCAGCTTGAGCCGCCGGGTGATCACATCCTTGTCCCTGAGCGTCTCCCAGGTCGTCAGCAGCTCGCGTGCCTCTGCCATCAGCATGATGGTCATGTCGGGCTCGATTGGCCCCTTGTGTTTTGGATACCATACCTTGAACTCTCTCTTGAGGATCTTCATTGTGGCTTGGGTGCCTTGGCCTTGATCATTCGGAGCACGCGCTCCTCAGTGACAAACCGGTGGCCATTGGCGCACTCAACCCGGCGATAGACCGTGTTGTCCGGGCGCTGACGGGTCTCCTGAACCTCAACCCAGGCCTTGCATTGTGGGCAGTGCATCTCAGTCATGTCCCTTGGTCAGTTGTTCGTTGAGCTCAAGGGCTATGCGCCGGGCAGAGTCCAGCAGCTCGCGCAGGTCTGCAACAGACTGCATCTCGATCTCCAGCGCGTTCCTGAGCAGCTCGACCTGGTGGTGCAGATTGCGGATCTCGCCGTTGGCCGACTGGCTGTCCCTGACCACCCCATCATCATCACGGTACAGCTTCACATAGCTGATGTGCATATCACTTCACCTCGCACAGCCTGATCAGGCAGTAGATGGCCAGCAGGGTGGCTGCCGAGCCCAGGCTCACCAGCACAAAAACTGTCAGGATGGTGGTCATGCTTGTCCCCTTGCTTTAATTGCTTCTTCAATTTCAAGCGCCAATAAGTTTTTATTGCTTTCTGTAGACTTTTTAAATGGCAACATTCCATCTTTTGGGTTGTAAAAAAGCCTAGCCACCTTCGCACAAGCCTCACGCTCGTCAGCGCGGATAAGCTCGGCAAAGCGCTCAAGGCATCCCCTTGTGCCAGAGCAGGTGCAGTCACTGATGCCTGCTTCTCTCGCCATCTCAGTCACTGTTTTCATGTGTTCCCCCTTGCTCGGATGGCGGTAGAAGCGTAGGTCACATAGCTGGTCTTTTCGTCAGGCTCAAATTGCTCTGCAACCTTCGCACACGCCTCACGCTCTTCGGCTTGCGCCTCGGCACGGACAAGGGCGGCAAAGCGTTCAAGCATGGCGTCAAGAGTTGGTTGGCGGGTAGTGCAATAAACATCAGCCTCACGCGCCATCTCAATGATTGTTTTCATGCGTGCGTCTCCAAGCTCCAATGCAGCAGCGCCAGAGCGTCTGCCTCGTTATCGTCGGTTATCGGGTGGCCAAGCGCTTGCATGGCCTTGATCATGTCGTCCTTGCCAGCATTCCCCTTGCCGGTTGCGTGCTTCTTGATCGTGCCCACGGGCACGCCTTGGTACGGGATCTTGTGGTGCTCGCACCAGGCTGTCAGCGTGGCCATCAGACCGCCATACACATGCGCAGAGTCTGTGCTGGCATGCCTGCGCACCTCCTCAAAGTACACAGCATGCAGCTCACCGCCCAGCGTGCCCTTGAGCTCGGTCAGCCACTGCTTGAAACGCAGGTAGCGCATGCCGCCGCCTTCGTAGCGGCCAGGCTTAAAGCTCGACCAGCCATGCACGATCACGCTGTCCAGCGGCCTGCATGCCCAGCCGGTGGTGGTGCCCAGGTCAAGGGCAAGGATGCATTCGGTCATAGGGCTCCAGACTGGCGCAGTGCCTCGACAAACTCTTGCATCTCAGGGTCAGGGATCTGGGTGGCATGGTCTGTATCGCCGCACATGGCCAAGGCCTCAACAATGACAGCAATGGGGTACTCCACGCCCTCCTTGGACATGTCCAGGATGCGCGTTGCTTCGGCGTGGGTCATGGCTGGCGCACTCCCGACAGAAAGCGCTGCAGCCGGGGCTGGAGCTCGCCGTACCTGGGTTGCAGCTGCTCACGCACGCACTGGTCAATGAGAGACGATACGCTGCGGTGCTGGTCAGCAGCTGCCTTGTCCAGCAGCTCCTTGGTGGCCGGGTGCAAGCGCATCAGGAATGGTTTGAGTTTGGGTTTGTCCATCACCTGAGTGTATATCCCTTGCATAGCGTCTGCACGGGTGCTGGCCAACATTTGTTGCTGTATTAGGGTAAGTCCTAACAAAAGAACTTGCACAGCCCACCAAAGCGATATACACTGCGATCATGTTCAACAGGCAGATAACGCCTCAAGGAGTTCAACATGACCACCAAATTCGTCGCCTACTACCGGGTCTCCACCGACCGCCAGGGCCAGTCCGGCCTTGGCCTTGATGCCCAGCGTGCAGCAGTGGCCAAGCACATCGGTGCCGCCGAGCTGGTCGCTGAGTTCACCGAGGTCGAGTCTGGCCGCAAGAATGACCGTGAGCAGCTCGCAGCCGCTCTGGCCACCGCCAAGAAGGCCAAGGCCATGCTGGTGATCGCCAAGCTCGACCGTCTGGCTCGCAATGTCCACTTCATCTCCGGCCTGCTGGAGTCCGGCGTGCCCTTTGTCTGCGCTGACATGCCCGAGGCTGACCGCACCTTCTTGCAGATGATGGCCGTGTTTGCTGAGTGGGAGGCACGGAAGATCTCTAAACGCACCAAAGAAGCGCTGGCACAGGCCAAGGCCAGGGGCCGCACCCTGGGCTGCCCTACACCTGAGATCGGTTCTGCCATCGGCGTGCAAGTGATCAAGGTCAAAGCCGACAAGTACGCTGACAAGGTTGGCCCGATCGTGCGCGACATCATCGCCCGGTCTGGCGCCAGCACCCTGAGAGACATTGCTGCAGCCCTCGAGGCTCGCGGTGTAGCCACACCCCGTGGCAATGTGACCTGGGGGCCAACACAGGCCTCCAACCTTCTGAAACGCCTCAATTTGGCATACAACTAAGGAGAAAGCAAAATGAAA